TCGTGAGCTTGTGGAAGAAGAAGTCTATGCTGACTTTCCTACCCGCATTGATGCTGCAAAGGCAGCCGCTCCGTTCTACGCGCCAAAACTCGCAGTGCAAACCGTCTCCGTCAGTGGCAACTCAGATGCTGTGGCTGAGACTCTCAAGTCGATCGCGGAGAAGCTTCCAGTATGATCGAACTCGCCCATCAGAAGGACATGGAGCGTTGGTATCCACTGACTGAGCACTCCGTTCAAACTGCCTTGGTCAATGACAAGGTGCGGTTCAAAGTGGTTCCTGCTGGTCGGCGCTCAGGCAAGACTGAAAGGGCCAAGCGCTTTGTGGTGCGTGAGGCCATGAGAGAACCAGGACCCTATTTCGTTGCAGCTCCTACCCGGGACCAAGTCAAGCGGATCTACTGGCAAGACCTCAAGCGTCTGTGCTTTACCTCGGTCCTTGGTGACCGCTCAGTCAGTGAGTCTGAACTTCAGATCCGTCTGCCCAACGGCAGCACGATCAGCCTCATCGGTCTTGACCAGCCTCAGCGCATGGAAGGTGTGCTCTGGATCGGAGGTGTCATTGATGAGATTGCCGACGTGCGTGAAGGTGCGTGGCAGGAGAACATCAGCCCTGCGCTAGACACCTTCAACCCGCTGAAGCCTGACTACCGTCCATGGTGCTGGCTGATCGGTGTTCCTGACGGCTTGAACCACTACTTCGAGATGGCTGAGTATGCTCGGACCGGTGGCGACCCTGACTGGAAGCTGTACACATGGAAGTCAGCTGACATCCTACCCAAGGACGTGATCGATGCTGCCAAGCGCCGCATGTCGCCCCGCCAGTATCGTCAGGAATACGAGGCCAGCTTCGAGACCGCATCAGGTCGCGTGTACGAGGACTACAGCCCAGACAACTACACGAACGAGGTCATCAAGCCCAACGAGCAACTGATGTGGCACCATGACTTCAACTTCACGCCCATGAGCTCAGGCGTCGGTGTGCGTCGTGGCAATGACTTCTACATCCTCGACGAGATTGTCCTCCAGTCCGCAGTGGCCAGGCAGTCGGCACTCGAGTTCGTGGAGAAGTTCAAGAACCACGCCAACCGCAGCGTCATCATCTACGGTGACCCAGCAGGCCGAGCCGGTGAGAAGCATGGACACGCCTCTGACTACACTGAGATGGAACAGGTGCTCCGCTCCAACAACTGGACCGTGACCCGCAAGGTGAAGAACGCGGCACCAGCCATCAAGGACAGGCAGAACGCTGTGCGAGCCAAGATCAAGAATGCCAAGGGCGAGGTCAGTCTGTTCGTGAACATCGAGAAGGCCAAGTACGTTCACAAGGGCTTTGCCACCGTGCAGATCAAGAAGGGCAGCACCTTCCTCGAGGAAGACAGCGAGTACCAACACATCACAACGGCCGTCGGCTATTGTGTCGACTACGAATGGCCGATCAACTTCAAGAAGGACGTCAAGGTCGAGCCGATCGCGTCCACCCATCACTTTAACCGATAAGGAATCACCATGGCCCGACCATCCAAAGAGCAACGACTTGCTGCCATCCATCAGGAGGCGCTCACTGAGTTTGACAACATCCAATCTGCTATGCGCGACGAGCGACTGCAGTGCCTCCAAGATCGGCGCTTCTACTCGATTGCCGGCGCTCAGTGGGAAGGTCCATTGGGTGAGCAGTTCGAGAACAAGCCTAAGTTCGAGGTCAACAAGATCCACTTGGCCGTCATCCGCATCATCAACGAGTACCGGAGTACGACAAGCTGGCTGACACGTGCGACGGGTTGTACCGCGCCGACGAGCAAGACAGCGGTGCTGAGGAAGCTTACGACAACGCCTTCGAGGAAGGTGTGGCCGGTGGCTTTGGTGCATGGCGTCTGCGCACCGTGTACGAGAACGAAGAGGACGAGGAAGACGAGAAGCAGCGCATCCGCATTGAGCCGATCTTCGATGCCGACTCGTCTGTGTTCTTCGACCTGAACGCCAAGCGCCAAGACAAGGCCGACGCCAAGCGCTGCTTCGTCATCACGTCCATGACGCGCCAAGCTTACAAGGATGAGTGGGGCGATGATCCTGCCTCGTGGCCGAAAGAGGTCCACCAATACGAGTTCGATTGGCTCACACCTGACGTCGTCTTTGTGGCCGAGTACTACCGCGTCGAAGAGACACGTGAGACCGTCTACATCTGGGAAACCCTGAGCGGCGACGAGGAACGCTACAAGGACGCCGACTTCAAGGCTGATGAGACCCTTGAAGAACGCTTGATGGCGGTTGGCAGTCGTGAGGTGCGCCAGAAGAACATCAAACGCCGCCGTGTCCGCAAGTACATTCTGTCTGGTGCCAAGATCCTTGAGGACTGCGGCTACATTGCCGGCAAGTGCATCCCCATCGTGCCCATGTACGGCAAGCGCTGGTTCGTCGACAACGTGGAACGCTGCATGGGCCATGTCCGCTTGGCCAAGGATGCTCAGCGCCTGAAGAACATGCAGCTGTCTAAGCTCGGTGAAATCAGCGCGCTGTCCAGCGTCGAGAAGCCGATCCTGACGCCTGAGCAAGTTGCTGGCCACCAGATGATGTGGGCCGATGATAACATCAAGAACTTCCCCTATCTGCTGGTCAATCCCATCACCGATGCCAACGGCAACCAAGCCATCTCAGGTCCGATCGGCTACACCAAGCCGCCTCAGATCCCTCAGGCCTTGGCTGCTTTGCTGCAGATCACTGAGCAGGACATGCAAGACCTGCTTGGCAACCAGCAGGCCGGTGAGGAGCTTCAGCCCAACGTCAGCGGCAAGGCAGTTGAGCTGATCCAGAACAAGCTCGACATGCAGACCTTCATCTACATGAGCAACATGAGCAAGGCCGTCAAGCGCTCGGGCGAAATCTGGTTGAGCATGGCTCGCGACGTGCTGGTTGAAGAAGGCCGCAAGATGAAGTCCATCGGCCCACAAAACGAGATGCAGTCGGTCGAGCTGGCCAAGCCTGTGGTCAATGAGAAGGGCGAGATCGAGACCGAGAACGACCTGTCTGAAGCTGAGTTCGACGTCAATGTGGATGTCGGCCCGTCGTCTTCAAGCAAGCGCGCTGCCACGGTCCGCGCTCTGACCGGCATGGCTTCCTTGACCGATGACGCTGAGACCAAGCAGGTCCTCGGCGCCATGGCCATGATGAACATGGAAGGCGAAGGCATCACTGAGGTGCGCGACTACTTCCGCAAGAAGCTGCTCCGCATGGGAGTTGTCAAGCCCACAGAGGAAGAACAGCAGACCATGGCCCAGGAGCAGGCCAATCAGCAGCCTGATCCGAATACCCAGTACCTGCAGGCGGCAGCAGATGAAGCCAGTGCCAATGCGACCCAGGCTCGTGCCAAGACCATCCTCACGGTGGCTCAGGCTGACGAAACCAAGGCCAAGACCATGAAGACCTTGGCTGAGGTGGACTCGTCAGAACAGCGCCAGGCCATGGAGGTCATTGAAAAGTTCGGTGGTTTGGGCCAAGTCCAACCACAAGGGGCCGAAACTGTATCACAGAACGGCATTCCACTGTAAGATCCTTGCTTATGCGGTTTCCACCCAGCCGCTTTAATGGGTGAGTTTGAATGGGGTCATTGAAATGAACAAAAAGGCAGACGGCCAAGCAGCAACAGACGATGAGGTGGTAACCTTGGAAGACGAAACCACGGTTGTGGACGGCGAGGGCGAAGACGGTGGCACCGACGAAACCCAGTCCGATGA